CCTTCTGCTGCTGTTCCTGCTGCTGCTTACAATAATCATATAGAGTTACTGCAGCATCTAACATCTGATCAAAGGTTTCTGCAGAACCAACTAGATCGACAATCTTCTTTTCAGTATCTGAAAAAACCAGATCAACGAACGAACCCACCTTATAGAATAAATTAATCCTATCAGCAAGATTAAACTTAGTAATATCTTCATCTTCTATCTGAAAGAAATCCTTATCATTAAGTTCATTATATCCTCTATAGAAAGTCTTGGCAATACCCATATACTTACGCTTCATCAACTTCTCAATTCTTACATCCTCACATACATTCACAAACTGTTGAGGAATCTTTACTTTCTCTGTCCAGTCCTCATCAGGTGTGAATAGTGCGTGTCCTACCTCGTGACCAACCAACATATCATATACATCATTACTAGCCTTGTCCCATATTGGCAAGGTAAGAACACGGGTCTGAACATTGAATTGTGCTGTCTCTACTTGCTTGTGCTCTACTACTAGATCTTCAGTAGCAAGCAACTTCGCTAGTTGGGACTTGATTTCTTGCTGTACTGCCATCTGTGTTTCCGTTTGATATACCTATAATAAAACAGAACATGCCAGATCAAAAGATACTGTAACATTTCTTAATGTAGAAAAAAGAAAACCTGATTCTTCCTATACTCCTCACCAAAATAACGGTTGTTGAAGATGTTAGCACCGTGAGGGAACTTAAATCCATCAAAAAAGACCAACCTATTATACTTTGGTTCTAGAACCTTCAAAATCTCATACTTTTCACTGGGTCTCCACGGTTGATAATGTTCTGGAGCATTAGGTAATTCATCAGTAGTATCTTCAGAATACAAATTAGTACCACATTCATTATCATCCTTATTAAAATAAACTATACCATTATACCCAAAATCTTGATGTGGCCACCAGATACAATTCTTATAATCATTAAACTCATGATCAAAAAATCTCTGCATATTCGTAACTACCTCATAACCATCTGGTGCTTGAGAACATATTGCACTTAGAAAATCAACAACATTATCAAGTCTCCTATCCCTCTTTATAAGTCTTCTATCTTCAAAATGAATAGTATTGTATGAGGGTTTCTCTTCTATTTTATGTAATGGGGTTTCTCCACCAAACAAATATTCATCAACTTCCTCTGGATACAAATAAAAATCATCAATATAATAGATAACTGATCCATGTAAAACTTCTTCTTTAATTTTTAAGTTAGGATTCAAATCAAACATAATAAAAAATCGCCCTTTAGACGATCTTTGTGGCACTTCTTAAAGTGCTTTACTCTTGCTTTCGCAGATCGCAGTGCTTGCGGTCTTAAGGTCCGTTTAGGATCCTTCTTGCTGTGATGCTTCCAATTCGGGGTAATAGAGCTCAATGTCCTTCCTATAAAGGGCCGTAATATTATTTACCAGTTTAGCACTCCTGTCAAGTTTTTTGGACTCGTGGTCTTTATTGTAATATTCCAGTAACAATTTCTGCCCCAAATGATTGTGAGTATAAACAGAGGTCAATTCCCTTACAATAAAATCCATTTCTAATTTCTCACTGATCCAATTTCCAAAGTCCTCTTTAAACCCATCTTCAAACCTCCAGATATGAGTCTGGTCTGTAAGAAAATCTGCTTGTGGCCTAAACCAATTGACTGCTTCTGGGAAAGGAAAATGCTCAAGCATGGAATGGAACATCATAGGATCCTCCATTGGTTCTTGTATATCATCACCATACAATCTCTTTAGAAAAATAGAACAAGAAAAGAATCTGTCAATGGGATTTCTTATAATCCCTATATGAGGAATACCCTTAACATCTAAATGCTTCTCATATAATTCTTTATGAAAATGAGCAAGTTCTATTCCCTCAACACTGTCCCAAATCTCTTCTTGCTCTGATTCAAATCCATTCTGTTCTAGATTATTCTCAAAGAACCTACCAGCAGTTCTAGGGATATGAACAAAAAGAAATCTCTTCCCAGTATCCTTGTGTCTATATGTCGGCATAAAACTTCTCCATATCCTTCCGATAATATATCATAACATTATCCACTATTCTATCATTCCTAATAACCTTATCATTCTCATTCGTTTTTAATTTTGGATATGACACTTCATTTATTTTAAAATCCATATTTAATATATCACTCATCCAATCACCAAAATTCTTACCAAAACCATCTTCATACTTCCAAATATTAGTATGGGAAGAAATATAATCTAATTGTGGTTTGAAGTATCTAGTCTTATTTTTAACTGGTTCTGTAGAAAGAACTCCATCTAAAGAATTACCAACCCAAAAATTATCAAGGATCATAAAACAATCATCAATATCCTCTAAAATATAATTAATATTTTCTCCATATTTTCTTTTTAATAAAAATGAAGATCCAAAAAATCTATCCACTGGATTTCTAATAACAGTAATATGGGGAATATCCTTTACATTCAAATGCTTCTCATACAATTCCCTGTGATAATGAGAAGTAACAATATCATCTTCATCCTCCTGATCAAATCCATTAGATGTAATCATTTCACCAAAAAATCTTCCTGCAGTACGAGGTATGTGAATATAGAAAAATCTTATATTAAAAGAATCTCTAAACGTCGGCATCTACTGTATCTAAAATACCTATTCTAGGAGTCCATCCAGTACTTAACATAATAGAAATATCTGCTACATTATCTTCTGCCTCTCCAGGAGTATCTGTCTTTAATGGAAGATTAGGATGTCCCATTGCTTCTGCTAGTCTCTTTACTGGAATAGATGAACCATATCCAACAGGTACAGGGCCATTTATTTCTGTCTTAGCAGCAAGATATCTTATTGCTCTACACACATCTTTAACGTGAATCCAGTCTCTTCTATGGTTTGTTACATAAGGTGCAGTCCCATCTTTCAACATTCCATACATCATATTGTCCCTACTCTCAGGTCCATAAACCGTCGTGAAACGCATCCCTACGCTGTTAGGAGGTGCCATTTGTTCGTTAATCCATTTGGTCATAGCATAAGGATTCTCCCAATAGGAGTCCCCTACAGCACTAGATGAAGCGTATAAAAGACGAGTCTTGGTCTGACCACACCAGTCAAATATGGGTTTTGCCTTTGCTACATTATTCTCATAATATGCTTCTGGTTTCTCCATACTTTCACGTATATCAGCCCATGCAGCAAGATGAATAACCAGTTGGTAATCATCTGGTTCAAAGTCTGCAATGTCATTAGGATGGTCAATACCCTTCACTAGATACCCGTGGGTCCGTCTCCAGTCAGCAAAAACATAGCGTCCTATAAAACCTCTATGTCCTGTTATTAATACCTTATCGTTCATGTTACTACCCAATCAATAACTTTTCGGATTGATTCATTATACTTCCATATCTCTTTAAACATGTCAGCATTAATATCATGGGATTCCATTTGATGAATCAATGAATTGAGGTCTTTAGGAAAACAAGTTCCACCAAATCCCCTATCATTATCTATACCAGGAACCTGAGTATGAGATTCACCTATCCGAGGATCTGTGGTTATTCCCTTACGGAGATTCTTATAGTCCATACCTAACTTCTCACATACATCATATACCTTATTAAAGTATGCTACCTTATATGCAAGGAAGGTATTAGAGAAATATTTAATTGCTTCACTCTCATCAGAAGTTGTCTGAATAATATTAGGTTCTTGTCCCCAATAAACATAACCCCAATAGAGTTTAGCAACCCTTGAGGTAAGATTAGGATCTCCACCTATAACAGTTCTATCTGCTTCTGCAAGATCACTTACAGCATTTCTTGCAGTTAAGAACTCTGGGTTATGAACTATCCATAGTAGAGGATACTTTTCTACCAACTTCTTTGTTGTCCCAATAGGAACAGTAGATTTGATAATAAAGGTGCGTTCTTCAAATAGGTCTTCAGTTTCTTTCTTAGAAATATCCTCAAACAACTTCTCCAATATGGATAGGTCACAACTTCCATCAGCCTTCATAGGAGTTGGGACACATACAAAAATATACCCCTGCTGCAATACTTCATTAAAAGTATTCAGGGATCTATTCTTATCTACATCATAGATCTTTGTTTCTACCTTATCTCTAACGTTCTGGTAAACAGCATTGCCAACGAATCCATTACCAATAATTCCTACAGTTGCTTTCTTGTTATCCATCATAATGACATCCTACTAAATCCTTTAAGTTTTTCAAATCGAATGTGATTCTCAAATTTATCTTCCATACCCGTCTTATGAGATATGACGAAGATATTGGCATCCTGAATCACGTAGCGGATGATCTTTAAAAATTCTTCTGTCCCTTGACCGTCTAGTGAACTATCAAATACTTCGTCTAGTATCATCAAGTTGGTTGAGACTGAATTCTTAAACTTAGCCACTTCCCTCCAAGTGAAGAGAAGGGCTAAATCTATTCTTTGCTTTTCACCTTCACTAAACGATGCATAAGAAAAATCCTCATGTATTGGAGATTGAATGGTTTCGTTAAACTCCTCATCAAGAGTAAAGTTTATGTAGAAGTCCATCATCTGTAGATAACGGTTTACTTGCTGATTGATCAGCGGTAGATACTTCTTAATGATTTTAGTCTTAACTCCCCCATCTTTCAATAGACCGTATGTGAAATTGTAATATTTGATTTTTTCTTTACGAGAGACTAATTGGTCATAGGTCTCCTGGAGACTCTCCTTGAATGTAGTTAACTTGTCATGCTCAACACTTCGGTTTTCAAGTTGACTGGTAAGTGTTTGAATTTCAGATTCCAGTTCTTGGACCTGTCTCTGACATCCAGAGACGCGAGTATTGTTTTTAGAAATGCCATGCGTGAGTTTAGTAATCTCCTTTGAAAGTGTTGTGAATTGACGCTCTCGCTCTTGTTCTGTTTTAATTGCTTCTTCTAGTTTATCATAACCAGATTGCAACTCCTTAGCTCTAGTTTGAGCGTCAGCGATTTTATTTAGTCTAAAGGCTTCATCAATTGATTGGGTACATGTGGGACATACCGTATTATCTGTGAAGAACTTATGCTCTTTGGTAATGGTAGATACTTTTTGAGAAATTTTACCCTTATAATTGTTAAGTTCTACTACCTTATTACCAGCACCTGTTACATCTTCTTGCTCCTTTGTAAGATCATCAATGTCTCCTTGTAGCATATGATTCTTCTCCATATTAGTATCAATCTCAACACCAAGAACCTTAATCTTAGACTCCTTTTCTTTCATATTTTCTTTACCACGACTCTCCACTTCATCAATAAACTTCTGCTGCATATCGACTTTATCATTCAGAGATTCCTTCTTCAAATCTAAAGTATTAAGAACTTCTTTCTCTTGTCTTATCTTATCCTTAATAATACTATTCATCGAGGAGAATATTTTAATATCAAGTAAGTCCTCAATAACCTCTCTACGATTTGTAGCAGTCAATTGCATAAAGGGAACAAATGTACTGGACCCCAATACTACGATTTGTGTGAAAGATTTATAGTTCATCTTCAACACGTTCTGCTCTAACCACTTCTGTTGATCATTAGCAGAAGATGCTTGGTCCAATACCTTATCATCTCTATAGATCTCAAATAAGTTTGGTTTTATTCCCCTTACAACTTTCCAGTTAATTGTCCCTATA